TAGGATCCATATCAGGCCAGTACATTTTGATCTCTTCCTCTGTCAACCACTTCTCAAGGAACAAGTACCGAGCATCACTCATATCATACTCTATACTATCTCCATCAAGATAGAACTGATGTCCTGGATACCTTTTACAGGCTAGAGTAGGCTTAAATGGATTGGTCTTATTAATATAGTAGTATAGCAGACTTCTCCCAGATTTAACAGTATGCTCAAATAGCTCTAACTCCTTCCTGGCTGATTTAAGCTTTTTTCGGTAATGCTTTAATGTTCCATTAATCAGTTCAGATAATGCCTCATCTTCTAAACCAGTGGGGATAACAGTTGTTTCAGGACTATGCTGTGCAACAATGCCAATCAGCATATCAATCTTTGGCTTTATTTCATTATTTGCTGTAGTAGGTCTACTTTTTTTCTCTAGTTCCTTTTTAACTTCAGGAGTATCCTGATCACCAGCATAGAATTTATAGTCCTCCTCAGACTCCGTTCTGTAAGTAGTCTCAGGTGTGCTATTCTCTGCATCACCTAACCACTCCAATAACTGTTCAAGATCCTCATCAGGCTTCTCTCGAGAATCTACAATCATCTCTCTGATCTTTACTCTTTCAGCTCTAGGCATAATTTATTCCAGTACTGTCCCAAAATGTTACGGTTCTTGAATTATTGAGTCATCCAGGCATGTCTTCCAAGTCCACCAGTATCATCATCATCACCAGATGACCAAGGTCGCTTTACCTTCTTTTTCTTTTTATCACCAACACTCCATATGCGATGAGCTATGCCATGGAAATATTCTGTGTTACCAAGAGCATCTGCAATATTAGGAGAAGATATACCACGGAGTTTGGCTTTCTTTTTACTCTCAACCACAATGATCCCAGCATCTGTTTCATATGTCAAAGAAGCAAGTTCATTGCAAAGCTCATTTGACATATCTTCTTCTCGTTTAGTCTGTGCAGGAAAGCTGTACATACTATTCATGCATTTCTCTCGCATCTCCCACCAGAGTTCATCTCTAAGCCTCTTCCACCTTGTCCTGTCACTAGATACAACTGAAGTATTAATACCATGAACGTGCTGGAAACCACCAGGTTTCTTCTGAAGCCAGTCAGTGACACCAGCACCAATCCCAATTACATCTATTCCAATCCCTTGAGCCTCCATTTCTCTGTAAGTAGCTAGTATATGCCCACCAAGATCTATAGTATTCATTCCCTGAAATTCATCCCAGGGATGTACTATTAATCCCTGTCTTGGTAGAATGATGCTTTTGTCTTCTCCATATCTAGCAACATCAACACCAAGGTAGACAGGCTCATCCTCTGCAACAGCAATCTCGTTACCAATACATTGGAGTGCCCATGATAGAGGAATGAGTGTCCTTTCGTCTTCAAAAGGAGGATCACCAGTAACACGAATTCGGAATACACTGGAATGTTCACCATACTTTCTCTTCATATAATCAACATAGCCAGGTTGTACATTGGTACTCTCACGTGAATCCCAGTGCAATTTCTTCCATGCTTTATTAATATCAACATGGAAGTGAGAGTCATAGAAGTAACCTTGACTCTTAGTCATATTCCCAATCAGTAATACCTTATTATCCTCCTGTGTCATAGCCCCTTCAAGAGGAATATAAACAGGATCTGGAATACCAGATGCTTCATCAACTATTATAAGCAGATGATCAGCATGAAATCCAGCTAATGTCTCTGCCTGCTCTTCTTTAGATGCTTTAACTGATGGACTGACAGCTCTACACCACCATTCTTTAGGGGCATCCTTGTGGAATAGCTTATCCTTTTGCAGGACAAATTCATCAGCAAGAATAGATTTCCTTAACCATTTTGACAATTCACTCCAAAGGATATCAGCCAACTGTCTAGCAGTAGGTGCTGTACAGACAACTCGAGGATATGCTCTAGTTGCCATAAAATTCAAGATTATCCATGATGCACAAGCATCCTTTCCAGTACCATGACCACTTCTTACTGTAACTCTTTTATCCTTTCCATAGGCAGTTAGAAGCTGTATTTGCTGATCTGTCGGCTCAGCCTGTATACACTCCTTCACGAATAGTACTGGGTCATGCCTCCAAGCATTTAACTTTTCTATTATTCTTGGGTTCATGAGACAGTCACCGCAATATCCTCAGTTATCCACACTGGATCAGCTGTAGGTCCATATAGACCAATGAACAGATCTCTATCTATAAGACCAAGATTCCTAATCTTAAAGCGAACAGCCTTGTTGAGAGGTAATCCAGCACCAAGGTCATTAGATGTATATGTTGCTTGGATAGTTAACACTCTATGCTCAAATGCTCTACCCTTATCAAGGATAATCAAATCTTTGTCAGATAGAGTGATTACTTCTGTGTTAGTTGGAGTAACTATTGTTACACTCTGTCTGCTATTTATTATCTGCTCATCCATAGTAGACAGCGACCATACAGCAGTATCAGGAGCTACAAGTGTTTTTGTCTCATCGTAGAACTTAATCTGTATAGGATAAGTTCCCCTCTCTTCTGCTGGAGTATCTAAGGTATCTAATCTCATTCTTATCTCCTATCAGATATTACACTGGAATAACAGATACATTATCAAGCTTTACTACTCCTCCAGTTGATGTTGTTGCCGTAAAGGTAATATTACCACCAGTACTACATACTATATTTTCTGTATATTTCCCTGGAGAAGATCTCGGAGTACCATATGCGCCACCGAGACTTATTGTCACTGTGGTACTCCCAGATAACGTATCTACTTCATAAATAGTCTGATATGTCTGTCCAAGTAAAACTCCTATATTTATTTGATACAACACTCCTCCAGCAGGACCAGGAACATCAAAGACAGCCATTCCATCTGTAATGGTACCCCAGAACATTGTAATCCAGTCTGTATCAGCATCAAAAGTCCCATTTCTTATTCCTGCAAACATTCTAAGATATTCAGTTACAGATACTGGCTCAAGTATCCGAAGATTTCTTCTCTTATCTGTACCCTGAAACAACCCATGCTCAAATGTTACAGTAGGTGCCAGTGCTTGAAATACAGCATGCATTCTCCCTATATGAAAGTGAAATTCTCCCATACCTGTGATATCAGCTACCCAAATAGGATCTTGACTAATAACAGGTATTGGAATATCAGTAGTCTTTTCTTCTGTAACAGAGATAGCATCCTGTGCAGATGCTGGAAAGCCTACTCCTACAGGAGCTGCACTATCAATTGAAGCTGCATTATCATAGAGAGCTGCAAACAAGGTGCCACTAAGTGTTATATCCCCTTCCCTTGGGTTTGACCAATCATACACAAAAACAGCAGTTGCCACTAAGGGGATACAGACAGCAACAACAGTCGTGCTGTCATTTATACTGAGGAGCATTTCTCCAGATGTTACTACTAACTCTAGAGCAGAAACTTCATCACTAGATACAGCATTAACTGGAACAGTTAAAACAGTATACAAGTCATTACTTGGAACTTCATCATATACACTGACAAAGGATATCAGTAAGATAGAAGGTCCATCAGTAACTAATACAGAATCAGATACAGAAGTAAGCACAACAGGAAATCCACTAACAGATTCTCCAGTTGGTACATCACTACTGACGTCTATAAAACTCTCACCTTCAAAGGTATTAAGTTCAGTAACCAATATATCAGATGATACTATAACTGGAATATTTATAACAGTACCAGAGACTACATCAGTAGTTGGTGCATTATCTGATACTGTGACAAAGTAAATAAATAGAATGTCTGGTACATCAGTGACGCCTGCATCATCACTTACATCAAGGAAACTATCCCCAGTAAAAGAGGTCTCTTCTGCAGTAGGGACATCTGAAGCAACTACAATAATGTACTCACCCTCAAAGACACTGAGATCTTCCTCAGTACCAGCTTCATCATAGACACTTGGCACTATTGCTACTTCAACAGCATCAAGTACATCAGTTGGGGTAGTATCTGAATATACTTCTACATCTGCTAAACTAAGGGATACATAACTTGGCTCAGCAGCAGATCCACTACACCACGCTGAGAAACCAGATGGGGGAGAGTTATTCAAGTCTCCTGCACATAAGGTCGATCTTACTATTATATCATCATACCAAGCTGAGCTAACAGCTGCCCAATCTTTCCCTGTATCAATTCCACTATAAGCTTCACCTGTTCCAGCTGCAGGATCACCCTGCCAAACCATGCCTGCTCCAGTATCAATCCCAAACCAGATCTTCCCATTATCAAGATCAAGAGCACAACCAAGTATATCCCCTGCGTTACCACCTGTAGTTATAGGGAGTCCACCAGCAGTAGTGACAGCATCAAATGCCTTATATCCATTATGAGTATATGCCCCATAACTGGTTGCATCCGTATGCCAACCTGGCCCAATGAACAGTTCATTATTTAATTCACTGATTCCAATAGCATGATATCTTTCACCAGTATCATACAGAATCTCAAATTCAAAGTAATACTTCCCACTACCTGTATAGGTCTGTTCTCCCTCACCATTTCTCCATCCACCACCGGAGATTTTTAGGGCATCTCTATCTTTGTTGGATAGTGTGTAATTAGGTGCCAGTCTATATACGCAACCAACAGCATTTATGATAACTTCATCATAAAGACTGTCACCAGAACCTATGTTTAAATCAGCCAAAGTCTACCTCAGGTGAAAGTGCACTAACTATTATTTCAGGTGATATAGTCTTAAATGTTATATCAGGTGGTATCTCCCCAGTAACCATTCGCATAGCAGTTCCTAATCTGTTTACAGTACTCTCAGTATCAACAGAAACATCGTCATATGCATCTGCGATAGCCAATACTGCAGCATAGTCAACATAAATGGAATAATAATTACCGTCTGGTCCGCCAACAGGAGGCACAGGCCAATTAGCAACATAGTTATTTCCACCATGCCACCCATCTGACCCACCTACATCAAAAGCAAGGCTAACTGTGGACTTTGAAACCGCATCTCCCCATGCAACCAATGTATATTTAGAGCCACTACTAAACTCAGGTGCACCAGTAAAATTGAGGTCATTCCATGCAGTACCCACTGGAACTATCTCTGACGTTTCTGCATTAGTTAGGTAGTCTGGGCTCATGCCTGAACCTACCAATACATTGCCTTTGGTTTTTAGACCATCTGAACCAGTAATAAATAAGTAGGCAACTAACTTATTTCCAACACCATCTTCTGTAAAAGTAACTGACAATCCAGCAATCAGATCACCAATACCATCCACACCTATTACTAAGCCAGACCCACCTGGGTCCTGTCTTCCAAGCTG